AATCCGTCAATCGATTGCGCAACCCCTCAAGCACAAGTTCATCATCCGACTTTTGCTCAACACGTGCGCGCGTCGTCCTGCGCTTCGGCGGCTCCGGCTTCGGCTCCGGCTCCGGTTGGGGTTCGGGATCGCTAACGGCCATCCGGCTCTCAAGCCCGGTTGCGCTATCGATGTGCTCATGGTGCTCATTCGTGCTAGCATCTTCGCTGTGAACTTCTTCCCATCCGGTAACATCGACAGCCAAAGAGTCATCGACCTTGTGGGGTATGGAGTAATCCGCTCCGCGCTCGGCCTCGGTATCAAGAAGGCTCGCCTTCTCCATTTCCGGGGAACACGGGAGCCACTTGTAGAGCTTGATGAACACGGTCTTTAGGGCCATCGCGTCAAAGTCCGTTACCCAAGCACTACCGGGCTTGTTCCATGCGGGCACATACATATCGCGATGCCGCACCACGTCACCCTTGCTCATTGCCTGAAACATGCTATGTCCGCCATCCAATAGAGCAACTGCGTAGTACCCAATCAACTCGCCACGGTCGCCAAACACCAGCGGCTTGTGTACCAGTCTGCTTTCGGTGCCCTTCTGATACTCAAACACGTCATTCTCGAAAACCGTTTCGGCATAGGCGGCTTTGATTCTCGGATTGCGGTATGCCAAGTCACGCAGGCCCTTATATCCAACTTGGAAGCGAACCTCATAGCAATTCGCCCTGCTGTTCCAGTACGGGATAAGGAACGCCTGCCCCCGTGCCCCATTGGGAGGAAGCGCCAACTCTGCGCAATCCATGACCGCGCGATGCCATGATTCAAGTGTGCATTCAGCGAGATGTGGCAGCCTACGCAATTGTGCAGCGGCCATTGCAACGAACCGCTCAGCGCTCATGGCGCTTGGCAACACGTTGCGCAAGCTCGCAAAGTAAGCAGGCTCAAGCAAAGACTTTTCTACTCGCACAATCGACTGACTGATTGGCACAATCTCCCGCCCTGTTGCTCTTTTGCTATTCCTCACTGTTGCCATGGGTCTATATCTCCTTAGTTTGCTTGGGCTTGGTTGTGGGCGTCGCGAACATTCGCAAGCTTGTCTTGTTCAACCGCATCAAATGCTTCTCTAAAGCGGTTCAGTTCTTCTGCCGCCGCCTTCGCCTGTTTCGCCGTGACACCCGGCATTTCATCATCGCAAATCAAAGAACCGTCAGGCTTAATGTTCGCGGTGGTCATCTTGACCCCTTCAAGTTTTTTTGTTGCGAGCGCTCTTGCATTCTCGTTGCTGAGACCCATTGCGATATAGAAGTCAAGCAAGCCAAGATAGAACCCACACTTTGCGGCCTCTGACGCGGCGAAAGCAAACGGGTTGTCATCGTCAAGCTTTTTAAGCCAATCCGGCATAGGAATTGTCATAACTTTCTTGCCGTCTTCTCCGCATGTGTCACGGTCATCGCACACGTTTGCCATGATAGTGTAACGGTATGCGTCGGCAACTATCGCAACCGTCTCTGCAATTCGCTCCCAAAACAGTTTGATGAGGTCCTTGTCATTCTTGAATGCGTCCAAGATACCCATAGCTGTGCTCCTTTTGGTTGGTTAGTTATTCGTTTGTAACCGGTTCAAACTTGCTACGCCGCAACACACGGATCTTTGTGCCACCTGTAATCTCATACGGTATCCGTGCCTTAATCAGTTCCGTCTCATTTGCTGGGTCAATCTTGAGCGAGATGCCGCGCTCTTGTGTCTTGTATGAATATCCATAGGACGATCCAACCCCAAAGGTAGAATTTCCTATAGCGGAAATGATCCGGTTTTGCGCTTCTTTCTTGCGGGCCTGTGCGTCCTTTTCGTCTTCGCACGCTTTGAGATATTGCGCATCCAGCTCATCGTATGTCGCATCAAGGTGAACCGTCTCCCCGTTGTCATCGGGGTGCAGCAGTTGCAAAGTTCGTCTCGTGCTATCGCTGTTGTCTACAGGCGGCGGCGTTCCGCAAGACATCAATACAGAGAATTCGCGAGCTTTATTAATAATCATGTCGCACACGGTTTCATTGCGTCGAATGTCTTCGCATACAAACTTGTTGCCGCCTATCAGACACGCCACACTGCCCCATGTTGTGCCGGTGCAAATCATTTGATGATGAAGTTGCAGGAGAACATCATCAGGCACGCGCTCTGAAAACTCTTGTCCTGCCCATGTGTTGCGAGACTTCAGTTCAAGAACGCCCCAAACTCCATCAGCATTGCATTGCATCCGGTCAATGGTTGCTCCCATGTACTGATAGCTTTTGTGCTGCTGGATTGTGTACGGGCCGGGATCGCAGATGATTCTTTCGCGGTGCATCGCATTAAATCTCTCTGCTATGAGAGACTCCAATGCGTGTCCCCAATAGAAGACCTCTTTCATGCGCTCTTTCCAGTCTTCATCATCGACCCCGTTCACCTTCTTACAAAACAAGGTATATGGGCTTGTGGTAGACATGCCCCACAACACCGGCGTATCCGACGCCATAACAATTTGCCGCCGCGTCGCAAGCCACTTCTCTTCTTTTCGGATCGCATTAATTAGAAC